AGAGGAAGATGTTATTGAGCATAAAAAAAAAACACCAACACCTAAATACCCCTCAAATAATCCTGATAAATATGTTATTGAGCCTAAAAAAAAACCAAAAACACCAACCACATCATTGTATAATAAAAATGATAATGTAATTAAATATTCTCCAGATAAAAAGAGGGTATTGGTTATATGTCAATCTAGGGCAACCTCACATAAACCATATAAACAATATGTAAAAGGAGTAACAAATACTATTAATGATTATATTTCTAAATATTTGGAAGTATCAAAAGATGAGTTAGATGTGGAATACATGAACCCACTTGATTTAGAAACTGAAGATATAGATTATAGGTTTCTCTTTTCTACATATAGAGAATCAAATGAGTTTATACAAAATCATATCAAGTATTATGATGTTATATTTATGAATGATTGTAGTTTACCCTATATGAAACATAATACTAATCATATAGAAAGTATATTAAAAGATAATGGAGTGCTATTTATTGGAAGAGTATTAGACCATATATATGGAATTCTCAGATATGAAACTAATAGATATGAGCTTAATGAAGATTTTTTTAAGAACTTAAACCGTTCTGGATTTAAAGAAGAACATAAAGATTGGCCTCCTGAGAATAAACATTATCAACCAATACTAATATTTAAAAAAAAATCTTCCATTATTAAACAAAAGACACCTCCTCCTCCTAAAAAGAAAACACCAACACCTAAATTCCCTACTTATGAGCAAGAGGAAAATGTTATTGAGACTAAGAAAAAAACACCAACACCTAAATTCCCCTCATATAATCCTGATGAAGATGTTATTGAGACTAAGAAAAAAACACCAACACCTAAATTCCCTACTTATGAGCAAGAGGAAAATGTTATTGAGACTAAGAAAAAAACACCAACACCTAAATTCCCTACTTATGAATCAGAAGCAGATGAAAAAGAACTAATGGAACCTAAAATAGAAACTATACCAGAATTTAAAGCTCTTGTAGTAAATTTTGAAGGTAGTAACATTATTTACTCTGTTACGTACATAAAGGATGTAATACTATATATCAAGAGGAATCCAGAAATAATAAGTAAGATAAAAAATAAAGATCTGTATTATCCATATCTTAATCCTGGAATGATTGATACAGATGAAGGAATGAATTATAACTCATATACAAATTTTATGAGTTTTGTAAATAAAAACAGAGGAATTTATGATATGGTAATATTAAATATGTCACCGGATGGTATAACTTCAGAACATAATGTTAAACTTATAGTTAAGCATACAATGGATATTTTGAAAAATAATGGAATTATATGCGTATCAATATATAGTGGTGATAAAAATAAAGGTGGTATAAAAAATGTACAAATTATTTTAAAAGAACAAGAAGAAGGTTCTGGTAGAATACACAAAAAAACAAAACATAGGTCTTCCAAACATGTAAATAAACACACTAGAAAACACCGTAAATAATATTGTTTATTGATACAAGTTTATAATAAAAAGAATCATATAAAATTATATTGTTATATGATACATTCAAATACTTATTATCTTCCTGGATTCCAGTCAGCTTGATGTTTCTTAATATTTTCATCAATCATTTTTCTCAATCTTTCGGTTAGTATCTTGTTCAATTCTCTCAACTTACCAATTTCAAAAGACATGTTTCCTATTTTTTTATTCATCTCTGTAATGGTAATTTCATACTGTTTTATTTTATTATTCGCAATTCCCAGAAGAACATCCGGTTTGTTTTCAATTCGTCCTGGGTCATACATCTCTAATTCTTTGTTAACTCTTTCCATATAAAATGAATATAGTTCAGGATCTTTGATATAATCTTCTGGTTTAATTGATGTCTCCTTAATAAAAGGATTTTGTTCTAATGGAACTTGTTCAAGAAGTATTCTTTTATCAAAAGAATTATGAATGTGAGAGAATACCAATATGGTTTTTGTGGTATCTAGTTGAATAATTGGAATAGTATATCCTTTTAAAAAATTTTTTTCTTCAGATATTGCCTTGTCTTTTTCAAATTGTGTAATATCCAAGAGTTCTCTCCGAAATGAAAAAGTAGCCGCAGTAGCATGGTCCTTTCCATAAGGTCCAAAAGAATACATCTTACAATTATGCTTAAAATAAATATTCATCATACTTGTTCCTGCAATAAGTTTGTCGGGATTGGCTAAAAGAGCCTCTACTGAATGAGAAATGCGTTCAGGAGGGTAATAGTCATCGTCATCCATATACACAAATATATCACCAGTACAATGACTATGTGTTATATTTCTTTTCTCTCCTAGAGGAACCTTTGTAAGTAATCTTACATAAGTAACCTTTACAAAATCAATATTGGAGAGAATGTCTTCCACAGGGTCTGTTCCATCATCAACTACTATCCATTCCACTCTATCTAATGGATATGTTTGCTGTTGGATACACTTGGCTAAATATGGAATAAATGGTCTGCGATTAAATGTGGGAGTACATATACTTACAAGTGGCTTATTAACTATTGATGGTGTCTGTTCCATTTACATTGGAGTCTCCAATAGTATTTAAATTGTTATAGCTGTACTTGTAATAATAATAAAACACTACAATAGCATAATTAGCAAGTACCAGATAATAATAATTAGTTGGAAGCCCCATGTAACTAAAAATACTAAGAATAGATATAAAATAGATGACAGATGCTATTAACATAAATAAAATATAGGTCTCGTCCATTTTATACTAAATTTATAAAATAAATGGGGTATCACTTCGCAAGTGATGATATGATAATGTTTGTTGGTTGGGGTATCTCCTACTGATGAACTCATTGCCTTGGTATAAGGTATCAAATTCTTCATTTGTATAAAATTGTTCTTGGTCTATTGTGGAATGGCCTGTGTATAAAGCGGTACGTATTAATCCACGAGTTATTAGGTGTTTATTGTTACTTTCCTCCTTGATAAGTTTTAATTTGTCTAAAGCTCTGTTAAAGCTATAAAAATTAAATACATTATTTTGTCTGGAAACACCAAACATAGCAGTAAATTTTGTTTTTTCTAGTGTTTCCAGAGAATATACTGCAGTAGGCAATTCATATACCAAGTGTTGTGTAGTGATTACTTCCTCATTACCAGTTTCAGTATCTATAATTCTTGTTTCTGTAGCATTGTCTAGATAAATAAAAGAAGGATGTTCCACAAAGAATTTGGTCACATCTGAATGAATATGAGTTCCACAAACTGAATGTGTATGTAATATTTCATCCATTAATACAGGCCACACTAATGAATTGGAATCCAATAGGTCTGGTTCAGAAGTAGTTGGAATAAGTTCAAAGAACGCATAAGCTATATTATCATCTTCATCTAATATGTGTCCTCTGGGATAAATTTCCTTAATATATTGTTTCTCTGCTTCAAATAAACTTTCCACAACTCCTTGGCAATATAGGGTAAAAAGGAAGTATTCATCTGATAAATACTCAATAGATGGAAATGTAAGATACCCATTATTTGTTATATGGGTCTGAAGCTGTTGGAAATTTTCAATTAAATGATTGTTATTAGAAACATCCATGTCATCAAAGTCTTTAACAAGATGAAGTTTGAGAAATGGTATTGGTAGAGTATCTTCCACTGAGTAAATTATAAACTTAACAACACAATTCTGTGTAATATTTTCTTTTGATAATAAATTAGTTGCTTTATACATTTACAAAAGAACCACATAAAAGCTTTAAATGATTAAACGTATAATATATTAATTATTTAAGAATTTAGAAGCTCTGTTGAGCAATAAAAGTGTATTCCAGAAGAAAAAAACATACCTTTGTGAGTTGTTTTGTGGCTCCTCTATTTAGTAGATTTGTAGCATGGCCCTCCTTATGTCGGTGTCCGGTGTCTCGTATCCTAATATCAAACAATAATAAACATGGTTAGTAAAGATAAATATAATAATGTGTATTTATTTTTATATTATTTATAAACTTAATTATTTTCCTCCTCCTCTTCACCAAATCCTCCAAATCTCTCGGGATCTAGATACTTGAACTTTTCTATATTTCTGGGGTGCCATATCTTGGCCATCATTTCTTCCTTGAGAGAGCTTTGAGAGAACCATCTTTGAATTTCCTTGATAATAAAATCATTCTTTCCTTTTATCATTGTATTTTTGCTAATATTTTCAAAATCCCAACGCTTATCAGGGTTTTCGCGAATGATGTCCAAGGTGATGCTTGGCATTTGGCTAATGTGATTCCAATTCCAAGACTTGTCAAGGTTTGATTGAATTATGTCCCAAGTGATGTTTGGGTTTTGACAAATACCAAAGGAATCCCAAGGAGCGTCCTGATTTGCTTGAATGATCTCCCAAGTGATGTTTGGATTTTTGCTAATGCCATACCAACTCCACTCTTCATTTGGGTTTTCTTGGATGATATCCCAAGTGATGCTTGGGTTGGAACTGATACAAACCCAATTCCAAGGCTTGTCTGGATTTGAATGAATGATGTCCAAAGTGATGTTTGGATTTTTGCTAATGCCATACCAACACCATGGTTCATTTAAGTTTTCTTGAATGATTTCCCATGTAATATTTGGGTTAGAACTAATGCAAAGCCAGTTCCAAGGTTTGAATGGATTTGAATGGATGATGTCCCAAGTGATGCTTGGATTTTTGCCAACATAACTCCAGTTCCAAAGTGTTTCAGGGTTTGCTGTAATAATGTCCCAAGTGATATTTGGATGTTGGCTAAGAAGGAACCACTTCCAGGGTTTGTCCGGATTTGCTTGAATGATGTCCCAAGTGATGTTTGGGTTTTGACAAATTCCAAAGGAATCCCAAGGAGCGTCAGGGTTTTCTTGAATGATGTCCCAAGTGATGTTTGGGTTTTGGCTAATGTATCTCCAATCCCACGGCATGTCATGGTTTTCCCAGATGATGTCCCAAGTTAGGTTTGGATTAGCACTGATATGCTTCCAATTCCATTTCTTGTCTGGGGTTTCAAGGATGAACTGAAACCAGGTTTCAGACCATTTGCGTTCAGCTTGCTTCAAAGCAAGATTGTAAGGTAATTGCAGTTGTTGTGAGTTCATTTTACGTTCCGTATACTTTTTTCCGTAATGTTTGTTTATTTAAAAACTCATTTCATTTTTTAGTAATAGGTGATAGATATTTATATTGTTGATAATGTTAATACCATCTAACATGAATGCAAATTCCAAGAATACAACTGTAATAATAATATGGTGACTTATTTCAATGTGATTCCCAAAGAATATATCATTAGTAGTTCAGTTTATTTCTGTTATGATTTCGTATACCGTTTAGTTAGTAGTAAAATAAAAAATTGAAATGTCTTTAACAGTGAAAAGATAGTACCAAAAACTTGTAAAGAATGTCCTCTGTTGAAATTGTTGAGTCTGTGATTGAAACTGTTGCTGTTTCTGTGCGAGTAGAATTTGTAGAAGAGTTTGATAAAGAGATGCGGAGTGTTCTGTGTTCGGATGAGGAAGTGTGGTCGTATCTGACGAGTGTTGAAAACCAAGAAGATGGAAGTGGTGAAAAGTTGAAAGAAGTTCTGATGCGTGTGGGAATGAGTGGTGCGTCAGATGTCTCGTTGCTGGCGAACATGCCGCGAGAGAAAGAACAAGTGTTGTCTTGTCTGAAGTCTTTGCCGGGAAAGAAGTTGAAGTCAATCCTGGGAGAGCGTAGTGTGACAAAGAAAGCTCCATTCTGTCCGATTTGCCGAGATGCGGGAAAGAGTGCTGAAGAATACACGTCGCATCACATCTGGAAAGACGAAAGTCGTGAAGAAGTGATTTGTCCGACTCTGTTGAGTCATTCGTGCGAACGTTGTGGAGAGAAAGGTCACATGCGTCGTTATTGTCCAGGTGTTAATCCTCGTCGTCGTATCGCTTCCAAATTGTCATTGGAAGAAGATGAAGAATTGAAGGAGGAGGAGGTGAAGGAAGAGGTGAAGGAAAAGGCTAAGCATTGTAAGGTGTGTTATCAGGCGGGTTTTGGCGTGGAAGTGTATTCCAGTCATTACACGAAAGTGGATGAAGTGATAATGTGTCCTACAATCCTGAATAACAAATGCCATCGTTGTGGCGGAACGGGTCACACGCCAAAGTACTGTAAGGTGACAGTGCGAGCCCCATTGAGAGAAGAGCGTGAAGAGCGCCGAAGGGAAGTTCCAAGAAGAGAAGTTCCAAGAAGAGAAGACCTGAGTGTATATAAGAATGGTCTAAATGAGGTGTCAATCTATCTGGAGAATGCAAAGAGAGCTGAAACGCGAGATGAGATGGGAATGTGGATGGATCGTGCCCTGAGATTGCAGCATGAGATGATGAATGGTTTGTTTCCAGTGCGTCGTTAAATGTATATAATAAAAGATTTAAAGGTAAAGTATGAATTATAAAATTTCCATATCAATATCAACTCAACATAAACACTTAAATCTGTAAATCAATCTGTAAAT